CTCATATGAATTTAAAGTAGAGTTAAAACGAATCATTCCGCTAACTGGTGTTGCAGAGCGTTGACCAGTTGTTCCGTTAGGAATCTTTAATTGCCCTGTACCGCTCATTGTGGTATCGCCCGCTACTGTTAAGGTAGTAGAACAAGTAACCGCACCGCCAAAAGTAGGGGTGTTAAATTGGGTAAAATTAATTCCATCACCACTAATTGTTCCAGTAGCAAGGTTTGTTACCTTGTTGCTGTTCATGTTTAATGGCCCTGTCATTGGGGTTTGACCATCTGCGGCAACCGAGTCGGTCATAGCAGAAGCCAAATCGTTCATGGTGGTATTAGCCCATGTACTTGCAATGACTGTACCTGATACTACGGGATTACCCGCAGGTAGTGTGTATGTGCCTGACCCGTTTCTACTCATTTATTGCTCCTTGTACGCCTTGTGTAGTCAACATACGAGCCATATTTCTTAGCTCTGCGTCTGTTAATTGTGGAATATTGCGTGTAGCTCTACCTAATCCATAAGCACCTAAACCCATTAATTTAGGGCTAGTTAATGGTAAAACAGCAGCAGCCATAGGGTTTGAAAATGCCGTTAAACTTGCACCAATACCAGCCCCTTGACCTGCCAATCCTCTTGGAACATAAGAACTTAGTGCTTGACCAGCCAAAGCAGGCATTAAATCTTGACCGCCTTGCTGTTGTAAAACTTTAGCCAATTCCATGCGATAACCATAATTAGTATTAGCGTTATTGCGAGTTAAAGACTGTAGTTTACGAATAGCAGTATCGGCTGCACTTTTTTTGCCTAAACTTAATGCTCTTTCTATTTCTCTTTCTAAAGACAACGCTTCTTCATAATTAGCCATTGTTTTAGCGTAATTAGCATCTTGGTCAACAATAGTCTTTTTTACAGCAGTTCTTGTATTGGAAAGAATTCGTTTTGCTTGGTCAGTCATTCCTTCTGTATAAACATCGTCTAATCGTTGTTTTAAGTCATCTAAACCGCCAGCAGTATGCAAAGTCGGTTTTTTTTGCCATTCGTTCAAAATGCCCTTAATTTCGTTGACCTTTTTCATCGTTTCAGAGCCAACTTTAGATGCTTCTTCACCGCCAATACCTTTAGATTTTAAACTGGCTAAAGTTTCGTCAAACGCTTCTCTAATAGGTTTAAAGTTTAAAAATACTTGATTTTCTTTGGTTGTTTGAATACCTTGTTGATATTCTTGGGAGCGAGCCGAACGCATATTAGCTAATGCGTCTTTAGCTTGTTTTAATACATTTTCGGCTGATACTTCACCTTTAATGTTTTGCAAAAATGCTTCGTTACCTTCACGCCCTGCTCGTAATGCTTGTGATATAGATTCTTCGCCAGCACCTGTACTTACCCCTAAACCTCTACGAATAGCCCCACCTGCCGCTTGTATGCCACGCCCAATGACAGGAATAGCAGTACCGATTGCACCGCCTGTAGCTACATTTTGACCCATTTGTTCGTACATTTGTGGGCCTGTAGCACCTGTTTCTACGGGGGTCATAGCACCTGTAATAGCACCTACACCAGCACCTTGAACATAAGGATTGGCACGAGCAAAACTAGGTATTGCACCAATTCCTTTAGCTACACCAGCAGCAGGCAATATTGCACCGCCTACACGCCCACCAATATATGACGCTGGGTTTGCTTCTTCATATTGTGCGGATTCTTGAACTAAACGCTTGACGGCATCACTAACGCCACCACGCCCACCTGTAACGCTTTGAGCTACAGCCAACATTGGGTCAATAGCAGAACGGGTAGCACCTGCCATAAAAGACTCTAATGGTCTAGGTTCAGGTTGTACATTTAAACGCACACCACGCATCGGTCTGCCGACAGCAGCACCGCCACCCGTTTCAGCAAAATCAGACTGAGAAACAGGCAATTCTGCTGGTTGTGACTCTTGCAAACGCAACCGAGCGTTAGCTAAAGCTATAGCCTGTTGTTGTTCTAATGTCATTTAAATAACGCCCTTTCTTCAGGAGTCATTACATTCCAAACTTTAGGGTCAACACCAGCAGGTACTTTTGATAATCCTAATTGTTGTGCAACAGATTTTTTTTCAGTTTTAGGTTCTTCTTTTTTTACAAATTTAGCAGAAATATCAGTAGGTACTTCACGCCCTTGTGACAAATAAGCATTTTTAACAATATCAGATGATGTTTTTCTTAAACTGTCTGCTTGTTTGCTTAATGCGGTATTGCTAAATGCTAAAGAACTAACATTGGTTGGGTCTTTTACAACTCTTTGCAAAATATCATAATCAGGGCCGTTTAATACGCCTAAGTTATATGCTTCTTTAGCTTGCAACATCATATTGTTATAAAGATTGCCCATTTCTGCTCGTTTATCGGGGTTGGCAAAATCCTTAAAGCCAAAACCTTTAATTTTAGTTTGGTAATCAGCTATTGCATCTGTAAGATTTACAGCACCAGTTACTTGTTTATTTAATCCTTCAGGTAATGGCTTAGTTGCAGTTTTTCCTTTTTCAAACTCAAACTTTTCTCTATCAAAGTTTAATTGTGCTTGCTGATACGGAGTAATTTGATTTTTAAAGTCTGTAAATGAACCTTTAAAACCTTGGTTTTTAGCAAACTCAAAGTTTTGCATATCGGTTGTAGGTTTCCCAGCACCTTGATATATTGGTTTTAAAGTTGTTGGGTCAAGTAATACATCCTCAGCACCAACTTTCATTGGGCCTTCGTTCATTTTTTGTAAAGCAAATTGTCTTTGTGCTTGCGTAGCTTTTGGATTTGTATAAAGATTTAATAATGCAGCTTTTGGGTTAGCAGGCATTGCTGGAGTTCCAGCATCAATTAGTTCATATCCAGTAGGTGCAGGTTGAGCAGGTTGAGGTTGTAATTGTTGAAAATAATCAGTCATAGCAGATATTTCGTCTGCTCGTAGCTTTTTAGCCATGTCTAATTGGCGTTGTTCAACTTTGCCTAATTCTTTTTTACCTAAATAACCTTGCAATAAAGGTGCAGCATATTGAAAGAAATTAGGTGCAACATAACGCCCACTTACCATCTGTCCTTGTGGTGTTTGCTGACTTTGTTGCATCAACAACTCTGCCATTCTTTGTTGGCGAGCAATTTGTTGCTGTTCTATTTGTTGTTCGGGGCTTAAATTGCCACCTAGATTGAGCATTGGTTGTGCCATTTAGAACTCCTGTGCCGCTAACATTCTGCTTTGTTGCGAATATGGGTCTGTGCCATATTGCTGAGAAATATTGTATTGGGTATATGGGTTATAAGTTCCCATACCACCCATTTGTACATCTCTAGCGTTAATTTGTTCTTGTGTTTGTGGCTTGCGTAGGGCATTTGCCATAGCTAATTGGTTATACCCAGCACCAGCTTGTTTACCATCAACAGTCATTCCCGCTTGATTAGTCAAGTCCATACCTTGTTGCAAAGCCTGTTGTTGCATGGCTTGTTGATTTGCTATGTTTTGATAAACAGGATTTAACCCACCTAAGTCTTGGGTTTGTTGCATCTGTTGAATGTAAGGGTTGTACATATTCATGGTAATAGTCCGTAATCTACGACTTTATAGCCGTCATCGAGGGTTCTAACTGCATAAGGGAATACTTGTTCTACTTCTTGTGCCATTACACCAACATGGATATTATTGCTCGTTAATGGGTTAAATTTAACCTCATCTTTGTATTCAAAACTATAAAGAGTTAATCCGTTAGCCATTACGCCTATAGGTTTAATGTTTTCTTTAACCATATTTGCCCATCCCTGCACCAGCCAAGTTAAATAAACCTTGATTCAGGTTAGCTTGGGCGGCTTGTTTAGCATTAAAGTCACCCATTTGGGCGTTGTATCCCATCTGTGATGCAGCCAATAAGTCAGGGCCTTGCGTTGTTGCTTGGTTAAACGAATTAACAAATTGTGGGCCTTGTACCTGTGAACCTGTACGCACCGCAGATAAAGTATTAATTGGTTCATTTCTTTGATATGCCAATTCTCCAAAAGCTGCTGCTCTTGCACGATTTCCAACATCAAATCCTTGAGTTGTTGCACCTAACAATAAATCGTTTTGTTTTTGGTCAAAATTGCGAATGGCTCGGTCATAAGCCTCAGACCCTAGTTGAATACCTTGATTGGCTAATTGTTGCTCTAATCTTTCTCGACTTTGTGCCATTTGTGGGGCAAGGCGTTGCATATAAGCATCTTGATAAGACTGACTAGGATTAAACCCTGTACTTGGTAATTTGCTGGTATCAAACGGGCTTGCCAACATATTCTCAACATAGCCTAAACCTTGACCTGCAAGTCTGCCTAAACCAATACTAGCTTGGTTTTGATAATCAAGAATTTGTTGTTGTGCAGGGCTTAACGACTGTGTAGCGGTATAAGTAGGGTTTCCATAAGGGTCAGAACCAGTAATATCATACTTAAGACTGCCATAGGGCGTGACTTGATTAACCCGATTAGCCGCAGTAGCGACTCGTGCCGCATCAATATTACCTGCCGCAGTTTCTCTAGCCATCCCCGTATAATCAGGGGGTGCAGGGGCACTTGGAGCAGGCCCTAATCCTAAAAATCCACCACCACCCATACTATTCTCCCTTGTTTAAAGAGCATCGGATGTTAAGAAACCGACACTCCTCTTTTTTCATAGCCATAATTACTAAATCACCACTCATGTGGGCATCAGGTATTTCAGCTACAACCTTAAAGCCCAAATGTCGGTTTAACTTTAGGGCATCTGTGTTATCAGCACAGATTTGCCCTAGTATAACGCTAACTCCAAGTTTATTAAAGGGGTAATCAAATACCGCCCATATAAAATCTTTACTAGCCCAATGCTCACCAACGCTACCAATATGAATCTCACAAGCCTTTGGCATAAAATTGGTATAACCCGCTACTGCTACCAAATTGCCATCTTTTAACTGCCCGATACATTGGGTGGTTTGAGGTAAGGGAAAGTTAAGGATTCTAACCAACCATTCCCCCAAATAGCGTTGGTTTTCAGTCGTAACTTGTCGCATTTACAGAACAGCACCCCTTTCCATTACATAGTCTGTACTAGCCCACCGCACATCAATATCTTGCGTTGCAATACTTAAAATAATACCTGCTGCGTACCCTATACCTGTCACGCCTTGCCATTGCTTAGAGATTGTGTTTCCACCGCCCCAATCAAAGTTATCCCATGTAGAAGTATCCCAAACACCCACAGAAATTAAGGCAGGGTTAAAACTAACCTGTCCAACATTGTTTTGGGTGTCAAAATCGGTGTTTATACCGCATAAAACAGTCGGTGTGCCATTATCGGTAAAGAGGATAGGGCGTACCATAGTAAATCGTTTTAACTGCCCTCTAGCGTCAAAATAACTATACGCCTGTTGGCAAGAAGCCTTAATATTTTGGTCGTTATCTGACAGTCCATCCCAAAATTTACCAACAAACCCATTACCCCCAAAGTACATATCTTCTTCATAAACTTCAAAACAAGTAGCATTAAAGCCTGAAAAACTAGCCCATGCCTTTGTAATGTTGTGCATGACATATTGTTGTTGACCACCAATTACAGGAATATTGAATAACAACATATTCTGTTTAGCGTAATAGTGGATTTGCCAACCAAATTCTGCGTTATAAAGGTCTGCGGCTTCGCTTACAGCGTTGTATATCTTGTCGGTAATGTTAATTCGGGGGTCTAATCGAGAGGATTGTAATGCCCCAGCCAAAGGTACGATTCCGTCTTGGGTAATTAGCAATAAATCGCCTGCAAACTTGAAAAAACAGCGTCTAGCAAAGACTTGACCTAATTGCCATACACCAATTAATGACCAATCGGTAGGGTCGGATGGGTCAGAACCTTTAAAAACAATAGCTTCTCCGTTACTTGTAACAAAAACAGCGTAATCATCAACTCCGTAACCTGCGTCTAGTGTCCAAGTACCCATTGCCATGATGTAACCACCATTACGAGCAATAGCACCTAATGGGTAGGAAGTTGCAGCACCACTAATAGCGTTAGCACCTAAATACCAAAAATTTAAAGTATTTTCCTCTACAAAATAAAGGCGGTCTTTATGCAAATTAACATGAATTAGGTTACTAGAATCTACACCAGTAATAAATTTAGCGACTGTATATGACCCTAATGGGCTTGCAGGGCTAGTAGCTGGGGCTGTAAGTGCCGTGTAAGTAAAGGTTGTGCCACTTGTGACGGTAATTTTGAAAGTGCCGTTATAGGCGGCTGGGCTTGCACCCGTAATAGTGACCTGATTGCCTGTTACAAGACCATGTGCCGAGCTAGTTACTAAGGTGCAAGTTGTACCTGAACTAGTTAAGTTACTTATTGTTTGGGCGGTGCTGATAGTGGCGTATTTAATCCAATTTGTACCATCATAAATTAGGGCGGCATCGTTACCATTGACTGCAACTAAAAAGTTACCCCCTGTAGTAGAGTCGTTTACATACTGCCATCGGTCACTCCCTAATCCTGTCACAGCAGAAGTTGCCACGCCACCACTAGAAACATCATAAATAACGCTACCAGCCGCAGCAAATAATTTACTAGTACTACCGCCTGAATACTGCATTAGGGTATCAACTTGCCCAGTAATGCCTGTGGCAAATTGGGTATAGCCTTTTCTAAGCTGTATCTGTGATGGGGTAGGGTAAAAGTTATTAAGAACCACCGCATCTAAGGGGTTCATTTCAGCTACAGAATCCCTAGCGTTCCAACCACCAATCGGGGCGGCAACGGAAGCGGTAACTGCCCGTCTTTGTTGAGCTACCGCCATTATGTTCCGTAGCCTGAATCAGGGATGTTAGCGTAACCAATTAAGACTTTGCTTGGGTATGGTGCAAACGATAGGGTAGCAGAGCCTTTGTCGTTGGCTTTAGCAACATTCAAATAGCGGAAATAATCAGCTTGTAGGGAAGTAGTATCAAACCCTTTAATTTGGAAATACTTAAGTTTTGTACCTAAAACCAAGACTGTATCGTCAAATATGGTCGTATCGGTATCTACAGTAAAGCTGTTTTTAACTGCACCAGCAGCACTTCTAGCCCAACCTTTTGAGCGGTATTCAAAGCCTAAATACTCTTGTGTGTTATATGGTGGCCAAATTTGGAACTTATCGCCTAGAATACGCCACCTAATGCGAGGGCCTGTTGAGATATAACCCGACTTAAGCCATTGCCATTGTTGGGCATCTTCAGGGCCAAGCATCTGCCAATGTTTTGTTTTATCCCAATGCGTATTATCCGTAATGGTTTCAAAGTCATTGGGTAAAGGGTACTTAGTCTGCGAAAAGGTAAAAGTTACGCTGGTATATGTACCACTAGCAAACTGGCTCATTACAATAGTAGATAAGCCTGTGCCTGAGTTGTAAGTTACGCTTGACACATAGGTATCTTGGTTAATGCCTGTGCCTGTAATCGTAAAGTTACTCGTTAAGGCTGTAGCGTCACCTGTAACAATAATGTTATAACTAGCGTTGCTAACTGTACTGCCTGTAAAGGTTTGTGCATCGGTATAAAACCGATACTCCAACTGTAGAGCTTGCCAATCATATTCTTTTACCAAGTCATAGCCTTGACGATTCATTAGGGCTAGAACCTGTTGGACATCCTGATTAGTATTACCCGCCACATAGGTAGGAATAGCAAGGTTTAGCTCGCTAGTGGTCTGCTGAACAAGTTGGAGCATCGTTGATGACATATTAGACTTTCTCTACGACCTTTGGT